AAAGTTGACGTTGCACAAGCAGAAAAAAACGTTGAAGAATTAAATAAGTCTTTTGAGTTACAAGAAAAATTAGTCAATGACCTTGAAAAAGAAATTTTTGAATATGAGAAAATTTTAAATAAAACAAGCAAGACCAATTTAGCTGGTAGAAAAAAGGTTAATGACGCAATAAAAGAGTCTAAATTTAGATTAAAAGAAGAAAAACAAGGACTCAAAGAAGTAACAAAAGACAGAAAAAAAGCAAATGAAGAATTAAAAGAGGCTACTAAAAATCAAAAAGACTATTCTGGCGTTGTTGGAAAATTAGATAGCTTAACTGGAGGAGCAATTTCTGGAATTAAAAATATGATTAAGGCAGTTAGTGGAGCGACTAAAGGTTTTAATCTTTTAAAAGTTGCTATTATAGGAACTGGAATTGGTGCTTTGGTTATTGGAATAATGGCAGTTGTTCAAGCTTTTAAATCTAGTGAGGCTGGACAAAATAAGTTTAAAAAACTTATGGGTTTGATTGGCGTTGTAGTTGGAAACTTAACTGACATTCTCGCTAATTTAGGAGAGGGAATAATTGAAGTTTTTACAAATCCAGTAGAAAGTATAAAAAAATTAAAAGATGCCATAGTTGAAAACATTACAAACAGAATAGAGGCTTTAATTGATACGTTTGGTTTTTTAGGTAGTGCAATTAAAAAAGTATTTCAAGGCGATTTTACTGGTGCAATGGAAGATGCAAAAAACTCGGCAAGTAGTTTTATTGATGTGCATACTGGAGTCAAAAACACAATTGATAAAAGCAAAGACGCTCTCGCTGGTTTTATAGAGGAGCAAAAAAAGGAATTAAAAATAGCTAGTCAAATAGCAGACCAAAGAGCAAAGGCAGATAAAATTGAAAGACAGTTATTAATTGACCGAGCCAATGCAGATAGAACAAGAGCCGAGTTACTAGAAAAAGCAGTTGACAAAGAGAAGTTTTCAGCAAAAGAAAGAATTGCGTTTTTAGAAGAGGCTGGAAGAATAGAGGCTGAAATTACTGATAAAGAAATTGCAGTTGCTAAAATAAGATTACAAACTAAACAACAAGAAAACGCATTAAGCAAATCTACAAAAGAGGACTTGCAAGAGGAGGCTCAACTAAAAGCAGATTTAATAAATTTAGAAACTTCAAAATTAAATAAGCAAAAAAGAGTAACCACACAACTAACAACTGCGAGGAGAGAAGAACAAGCAGATAAAGACGCAGACGTTAAAAAAGAAGAAGACCGATTACAAAAAATTTCTGATTTTAGAAATAATATTTTAAAAAAGGACGAGGAATTATATGCTACAACAGAGGAGGAAAAATTACAATTACAAAGAGAAAGAGCAGAGCAAGATTTAGAAAATTTAATTGGAACAGAAACAGAAAAAGAGGAGGCAAAACTTGCTTTAAAAGAGTATTACGATGAGTTAGAATTACAGTTAGAAAATAAGACATTAAAAAAACAAGAGGAGGAAAGTAAAAAAACAAAAGAGCAAGAAACAAAAGACGCAGAGAGTTTAAAAGATGCAAGAATACAATATGCAAGTGAAACGCTTGGTAATTTAGGAGCATTAGCAGAGGAGGGAAGTGCATTAGCTAAAGGCGTTGCAGTAGCACAAGCAACAATGAATACTTACGAGGGTATAACGTCAGCTTTGAGTGCAAAAGTGCCGTTTCCAGAGCCGTTTGCTCAAGCATTAAGAGTAGCTAATTCTATTGCTATTGGAGTTATGGGTTTAAAGAATGTTCAAAAAATATTGCAGACAAAACCAATAGAAAAACAAGCACCAAGTATTGACAGAGGAGGAGGAGGAGGAGCACCAGCACCACCAAGTTTTAATCTAGTCGAGGGAAGTGCTGACAATCAGATTGCAAATAGTCTAAATGAACAGAGTCAGCAACCAGTCAAAGCATTTGTTGTGACAAGTGACGTGACTTCTGGACAAGAAATGGACAGAAATATTATCGAGAATAGTAGTTTATAACTTTTTTATTATATTAGCAAAGTAATTTTTTGAATAGATTTAGTTTTTAAACCTCAAGCGTTGGGAAGTGCTTGGGGTTTTTTTATTACAAAACTGTAACAATAATCTTTTTTATTTATTATTAGGTTATGAAAACATATAGTGCAAATTTCAAAAAAAATTCTAAAGGCGTTTTCGCAATTTCATTAGTTGACGATCCAGCAACACAAGAACACTTTATTGCAATGTCCAAGCCACAAGAGATAAGACTGGCAGATGTAGATAAGGAGCAACGTATTGTAATGGGTTTAGTATTACAACCAGACCAATTAATTTACCGAAATCAAGGAGGTCAAGAGTTTAATATCTATTTTAGTGCTGAAACAATAAAAGAATTATCGCAAAACTTTTTACAAAGTGGTTTCCAATTAAATAGCAAATTAGAACATAACGAGTCAATCGAGGGCGTTAGTTTTGTTGAAAGCTGGTTAGTTGAAAACCCTAAAATTGACAAGTCTTACAACTTTGGTTTTGAATATCCAAAGGGCAGTTGGATTGCTACAATGAAAGTGGACAATGACGAAATTTGGAACAACTACGTTAAGACTGGAAAAGTAAACGGCTTTTCAGTAGATGCAATGGTAGATTTGCAAGAAATTGAAATGTCAAATAATAATTTAAAGACAGAAGAAATGTCAAAGGAAAAAAAATCATTATTGAGCCAAATGGAAGTTTGGTTTACAGAAAACATTTTGACTAAAAAAACTGAAAAGGTTGAAATGGGAGAAGTTAGAAGTGGCGAAATTGTAATCACTTATGACGGAGAAGAATTGGAAGTTGGTATGCCAGTATTCGTAATGAGCGACGAGGAGCGTATTATCTTACCAGACGGAGACTATCCAACAGAAATGGGGTTAGTAATAGTAAATGACGGAGTAGTATCGGAAATCAGAGCAGAGGGCGACGAAGAAGTTGACAAAGAAGTTGGAGAAGAAGAAAGCGATGAAGAACTTGGATATGGTGGAGAAGACGATATGAAAAAGAAAAAGAAAAAAGAAATGTTAAATGACGATGTAGTAAATGCTATTAAATCAATTTTGGTTAAGTATTCAGAAGATATGGACGCTAAACTTGAAGAAAAATTTAACAATTTCTCGACTGAATTGACTTCTTTAAAAGAAGAAAATGCGAAACTAAAAAGTGAAGTTACTGAATTGAGCAATCAACCAGCATCAAAACCGATAGTTTCAAAACCAGCTACTCAAAAAGTGGCATTAACACGAAAAGGGCGTTTAAGACAAGCAATTGACAACGCAAAAAATTAATTAATAAAAAGAACATTTAAAATGGAAAATGTAAATTTAGCAACCACTGTAACAGTAGCGTCAAATTACGCTGGAAAAGTTGCTGGTGGTATTATCGGTTGTGCTTTTAAAGAGGCTGACACACTACGTTTAGGCTTACTTACAGTAGCAGAAAACGTAAATTACAAATTGAACTTGAGAAAAATCGCTTATACAAGTGGTTTAACTGATTACACTTGTGGCTTTACTCCGGCTGGAGCAGTTACTTTATCAGAAAAAGTATTGGAGATTAAAAAAATAATGAATCCAATCCAAGTATGTAAAGAAGATTTTAGACAAACTTGGTCAGAAGATCAAATGGGAGCATCGGCATCAAATCCAAATGAGCCAACAGAAATTTTAGACGCTATTCAAACAGAAATGTTAGAGAGTACGGCTGAACAAGTTGACAATGACATTTGGAATGGAAACGGAGCAGTTGACGGACAGTTTGGAGGTCTTATTGCACAGTTTGACGCTGACGGAGACGTTATCAAAGCTGGAAACGGAATTGTTTCTGGTGGAGCACCAATTACAGAGGCAAACGTTGAGGCTGAACTTAAAAAAGTTTTAGAGGCAGTACCAGTAGCAATCAGAAGAAAAAATCTTACTGTTGCAGTTTCTCCAGACGTATTTCAAGCATACTCTTTTTACCTAGTGTCTAAAGGAATTGCAAATAACGGAGACGCAGAAGAAAAACAAGCACGTTTTGGACGTTACACTTTAACAGAAGTAAACGGATTAGCAGACAATACAATAGTTGTTTTTGCAAAAGAAAATGTA